AGAGTTTCTCTCGGCTGGTGTCACACATGATTGACAAACCCTCATTTTTACGACGGTGCCGTGCCGAGATAGATTCCCGCCGAATTTTGGGTCACGTAGACCAGAATCATACCGTCCTCGAGGGCATAGCGGACATGCCCCACATTGTAGCCGTTTTCATAGGTCAGCATGACGCGCTTTACCCCCTGCGGAATCGAATCCGCCAGTTTCCAGTAGGGGAGGCGGAGCAATTTTTCCTCGGTGCCGGTGTAGACAAAAATCAGTGCCTGCTCCCGCCCGTAGACTCTGCCGTAACAGACCAGATCCTGCTCCATTAAGAGCGGAATCAGAGACCCGCGGCGGAGCGCCGCCGAATTGCGGTGCAGCTTACTTAAGTAGCGGTGATATTCGAGGAGCTCCAGATTCTCGTGCCCCCAGGGATAACTCCGACGGCTGTCCGGGTCCGTAAAGCCGCAGACACCGACTTCATCGCCGTAGTACATGGTCGGCGCACCGGGCCAGGTAAAGAGCATGAGTGCCGCCTGCCGCATCACGGAGAGCTGCACGCCCTCTTCCGCCGCCGCCGAACCGAGCTCCGCGAGTCTTCCGACCCTGCCGTTGGTCCGCGTCAGAAAGCGCGAGTGATCGTGATTCGAGAGCTGGTTCATTGCCGTGTGGAGCGAGGGCTCCGGCAGTTTTGCCATTGCAAGGCTCATCTTGTCCCAGAAGTGCGCGCCGTTGCCGCGAAGCCCTGTATCCCTGCTGTCCGAGTGCTTCTCCATGCCGGTCAGAAACCAGCTGACCGGCTCCATAAAGCCGTCGTAATTCATCACGGAGTCCCACTCCCTGCCGTTTAGCCAGGACGCCGGGCTCCCGTAGTGCTCCGCCAGAATCAGTGCATCCTCCCGCACGGCCTTGACGCGGCTGCGGAAGCGCTGCCAGAAACTGTGATTATAGTCCGGCGAGTGCCCGAGATCGGCGGCGACATCAAGGCGCCAGCCGTCCACCTGATAGGGCGGCTTTAACCACTTTTCGCCGACTTCGAGAATCTGTTCCGCGAGTTCGGGGCTCGCCTCGTAGTTTAACTTGGGCAGGGTGTCATTGTCCCACCAGCCGTCATAGCTCTTGTTATCCGGCCAGGCCTCCGGACGGTTGTCGGCAAAGACAAAATACTTGCGATACGGGCTGTCGGGTGTCAGATACGCGCCCGGCGCATAGCCGCCCTCGCGCGCATAAATTTTCTCGCGGTCCAGCCACTTATGGAAGGAGCCGCAGTGGTTAAAGACGCCGTCCAGGAGAATGCGAAAACCGAAGCGATGTGCCTCTTCCGTAAATGCCGCGAAAAAACGATCGGACGCCTCGAGATTCTTCGGGTCCGCGCTCCGCTTCTGGTAGCGCGTCGCATTGAGGTTGTCGCCCGCCTCCGCCGGGAGCAGCTCTCCGCCGTCCTCCGCAATGACGGTGAGATGCGGGTCTATGTGCTCGTAATCCTGGGTATCGTACTTGTGATTCGAGGGCGAGACAAAGAGCGGATTGAAATAGATCACTTCGACGCCGAGGTCTTTTAAATACGCGAACTTTTCGCGCACGCCCGAGAGATCGCCCCCGTAAAAATAGCCGACATCAAAGGCCGAGGGTTTTTCATCCCAGTTCTCGATGTGCTGCACCGGGAGGCCGATGTAGAGATACTCGTCCGTATCCACATCGTTTGCGGAATTGCCGTCCCGGAAGCGATCCACAAAAATCTGGTACATCACGGCGCCCTTGGCCCAGTCCGGCGTCCGGAAACCCGGAATGTGCTGGAAGCAGAGTTCGGGGCGCGCTGTCTTGCTCACGCCGCGTCTGTCGTAGTAGAGCTTTTCTCCGCTCTCTCTGTCCTCAATCAAAAAGAGCCATGATACCGTACTCTCTGTCACAAAGGTACAGGCATATTCGCGAAAGCGGCTGCCGCCGCTGACCGGCGGGGGCGGAACCGCCCGCGCCGTCGCGGCGCGAGTCGGGGGCTTTAGTGGGCGGCGCGCAGGAGGGCGCGCATCCGGGTCAGTTCGCCGCCTGTCGCGGTGGCCGCGTAGTAGCGGGCCTCAACTTCGGCGGCGATCTGCGGGGTGAGGGGGTAGTCAGCGCCGCCGATGCGCGCGCCTCCGTGGCGCTCCTGCGCGGCGGGTGTCCACGGGTTGAGGCCGTTTTGCACGTCCTGCCAGTCGCGGGTGGCGATCATGACGCGGCGTTCGGCTGCGGTCATACGTCGGCCCTCATAGGTGGCCTCGTATTGTCCGCGCAGTGCGCCGCCGCTGACCTGCCCGCGCCCGGTGATGTATCCCTGGGCGCGCAGGGCCTCGACGGCCTGCTCACGGTTGGGGTTCAGCCGGTAGATCGTTTCCGGCGTCATGCGGCGCTGGCCCCGCCGTAGGATCTGGCCCGCCCACCCGTGCTTGCTCGTGCCCTCCGAGGTGAACGCGCCGCGGTACCTCATGCCGCGGCGGGCGTTCACGACCTGGTACATGTCGGCTCCGTCGCGGATCGCGCGGGCGCCCGCGTTCGTGAATATCCTGTTCTGCTCGGCCTCACTCATACGGTTGAAAGCCTCATACGGGTCGTCGATGAGACCGCGCGCGAACGCTTCGGCCTGGTCCGTGACCATGGTCGGAACGTGCGTACAGTCGCACCGGGGATGCCGCAAAAACCCTTGATTCCAGCGGTAAAAGCGGCCTGCGAGGATCACGCACCGTGAACATGACGGGGGGTTCAGCATCCGCACGTACCCGACGCGGGGCCGGGCTGCGATCTGCACGCCAGCCGCGCCCCTGCCCGCGTCCGCGACCTCGGTGAGGACCATCATCGATAGCTGACGGCCCCCAGCCGCGAGCGCCTGGGCGGGTTCCATTCCGCCGGCTATGAGTGTGCGGGTGGTGATGGCGGGGCCGCGTAGGAGGGTGTCGAGGGGGCGTCCGTCGGCTGCGAGGCCTGCGAAGGCGTCGGGGTCGACGAGGCCGTCGGGCGGGGCCCATTGGCCTTGTTCGGCGAGGGCTAGGGCGCCGCTGACGAGGGCGCTGGTCGCCGCCGTGCGTTGTGCGGTGGTGATCGCCGCTGTGACGGTGGGGATGCGCTCGGCCCACGCGTCGGCGATCCAGTTGGGGCCGAGGCGGCGCCAGTGGCGTGTCGCGACGGCGAGCGCGCGTGCCTCCTGCTGGCGGACCAGCGCGTAGTGGTGTTCAATCGCGGGCGGAATCGATGCCATGGGCGGCGTTCAGGTCGTCGTCGGTCAGCGTGGGGGTGGTCTTTTCCAGGAGCCGAAGCAGGTCCGGGTCGGTTTCCTCCTCGCGCAGGTAGGCACGCTCCGTTGCCTTCCTTGCATCGTCCCAGCCGAGCTCGTCCCACGCGCCCTCGCGGCTGATGAGGGGCTTTCCGCCCGCAAGCTTCTGCAGGGCGTCAGCCTTCTGGCTGAACGTGGGGGTTGCTGGGTCGTGCCAGGCGACGTTCACAGCGCCCATGGGGATTGCGTGTCCCATGATGCGGGCGGCAATCGTGAGCGCGCGGGAGAGGGCGGCCCCGCACTCGGCGTTGACACGCTCCACCCGTTTCACCAGCTTGGACTCTTCGGCGCGGATCGCGCCCTCAGCGGGCGGGTTCGTCGTGATGAGGCCGAAATACCGGGCGGGGAAGCCGGTCAGGGACGCGGCGAGCTTCCCGTACAGTTCGATGGTGCTGTGGAAGTTGCTGAGCTCGCCGGGGGCAAGTTGGGTGACCTTCGCGCCCGCGTTCTGCAGGGCAACGAAGGGGTTGAGATAGTTCGTCCACGCGCTGGGGTCGGCGAAGTCACTGCGCTTGGCGCCCATGATGATGCGCTTCGGGACCGCATTGGTTTCCAACGCGGCTTGCATCTGGGTAATTGCGCGGGCGGCGGCGTCCGTGACGCCCATGATGTCGTCCATCTCGCTGTGCCCCGTGGTTTCGCCCGTCATCTGGCGATTGAAGGACGGGATGACCGGGACTACGCCGAGGTGGTGGTTGTCGCGGTCGACGACGCGCCACGCGCCGCCCACCGTCGCATAGGTGGTGGTCGTGTCGGGCGTGTAGATCGTCGCGTACCGTGTCTGCGTGCCGTCGGCGCCCTGGTCGGCCACGATGCGCACAGCGTGCGTGATCGTCTTGCGACGGTAGTCGAACTTGACGGTCATCTGTCGTGGAGATTCCACGCAGATTATCGGGTAGTCGCCCTCGGCGTCACCGACGCCGACGGACAGGTACGCCCGCCCGTAGATGAGCCTGTCGCGCTTCCATTTACACAGCTCGGCGGCGAGGTCGTTCGCGTCGATCATGGCGCGAAGAGCATCAGCGGCTTCGGGATGCGACGGGACCATGATGCCGCGCACGTCTTGCCGCTCTTCAATTGTGTCGACCACGACGCGCGGCCAGTTAACGATTGTCTCGAGCGAGCGCAGGGCTGGGGGCAGGGCCAGGCCGAGGTGCTGCAGGGTCTGACGGCCCTCGTAATAGGCGCGATGCTTGCGGTCTGCCGGGGCCAGAGCGTTGAGGGCGTTCTCAGCGTCGGCGAGCAGGCGCGCCTCGTCGCGGGTGATCTGGTCAGTCATGTCGTGTCCTTTACCATGCGAAGGAGATCGCACCGCCGGGTTCCCAGCCTTCGGCGTGCTCATCCGCCGCGGCCTCGTGGGCCAGGATGTCGGCCATGAGCACGTCGATCTTCATGTGCTCAGCGGGTTTGCCGAGGATGAACTTGTCGCCGGGCTTAGCGACCTTCCGGGCGTGCAGTGCGCACAGTTTCGCGGTTTCATCCGGGGTGTGCGTGGTGAGGCCTTCGGCGAGGTCCTCGCGGAAACGCACCAGGGCCGCGAACATTCGTGTGATCGAGTTCGTCGGCCACTGCACGACCACGTAGTCGCCGTACAGGTTTTCCCAGTGGTCGATCTGTGTTTCCCAGTGCCTTGGGTCGCAGTAGAACCGCTGGACCGTGTAGCGTTCCATGAGTTCGGCGACCGCCGCGTCCACCTCGCCGCGCGGGATGCGTCCTTCGGGCCATTCCTCGGGGTTCCACACGGTAGGCCGTTGATCTGGGCCGTACGTGGGTGTGAAGCGCAGTCCGTCGACGGTTTCGGCGCGAATCGCCGTCCAGTCGCCCGACCGCGAACCATCGAAGCCCAGGGCGATTTCGCACCCCGGTTCGGGCTGTTCGTCGCGGGTCTGGCGATCCCAAACCTTCTCGGTGAGATACGAGCCCTTACCCTGCACGAGGCGATTGCCAAAGAATCGCTCGGCCTGCGTCGGGTCGGTTTCCATGAGCTCGTCGACCTCGGCGTCAATCGCCTTGGGGTCCACCCACGGCGACGAGGCGTACACGAAGCGGTGAATCTTCGAGCGATCCGCCTTCTTCGTGTAATCCCAGTCGAGAGGCGGTTTCTCGTAGAACTTGAAGATGTCCCGCGCCCGGCTTTGGTAGGCCTGCTGCGCCGCCGAGTCCTCCATGGGATCCCACGGGTTCGTGAGTTCAATGGTGCGGCCCTGCATACCGGCAACAGCGCGGCGGATCGTCTGCCAGGTGTTCAGCACGCCCGATTGGGGCGTATACAGGCCCGACTCATCCGCGATAGCGCACGTGAAGGGCTGGCCCAGCTTCGATCTGGCCGCGCTCGTGACGGGCACAATCTTCCCCTCATTCGGGAGACGCACGAAACCTTCGCGGACACGCACGAAGTCGTCGAGTGGGCCGCTCTTAATCATGGCCTGCAACGGCTCGTAAACGTTACGCGTCTGGTCCTCAGCGAACGCCAAGAGGGCTATCAGGCTCTTGTCGCGGGGCCGCCCCATGGCCTCGCCCGGCTCATACCAGTACTCCCACCCACAACCGCACCCGTGGTCCGAGCAGCGGTAAACGTCGCCGTCGCGCGCCCAGCCCGCGAACATCGCCGGGCCCACGCCCTCCGCGAGCGCGACCGCCGCCGCGAGCGGCGACTTACCCGCCTTCTGAGGCCCTGCCCACACACA